CATATCCTTCCGCGCCAGTTACTCTAAAACCGTCTTTAGTCTTTACAAATGTATTTATACTATCCATACTATCCAGATGTTTTAATAGCTTAATCTTAGCGTTTACTAGCTCATTTTGCATATCAATCATACTTATAAGGCCATCTTTATTATCATCTGAGAAGAATTCTAAGGCTGCCAGTTTTGCCTGTTCCTTCCTATCTTTCCCAGCATCGCTCTTAAGCCTTTCTTTTTCGGTGTCGTAACGATTAGATATCCAGCTGATGAGTTCACCAACGTAGGCTTTTGAGTCTGTGACTTCATCTTGTGATCTAACTTTCGTATTTCGAAAGGTATTAACAAAGAGGTTAATATCTTTATTTGAAGCCACGTCATTAAGCGTCGTAGCCTGGATTTTTTGAAAGAGCTTTCCTGCGTTCGAGATATGTGTGGTAATTTCATCTGTTTCCTTTTTGGTTAATGTGGCTAAACCAGATATGTCTGGTAGGTTGGCGGACTTCTGCCATACCGTTCGGACATTCTTAAATGCTCCAGTGGTTACACCAAAGGATGCACTCATAGATTCAAAGGTTGAGCCTGAGTAATAAGTATGCCACACTACTCCAATCTTTGCACGCTTTATTTCTGCTGCTGCTTCAACGGGTATTGCATATACTATAGTATTTGGGTGGAAGGTTACATACTTCTTCCCATCAATTGTTTGATTTTTTAAGTCTGGTTTTGTGAACATAATGTCACCTTGGTAGACTCCTTTTCTTATGCCAAGTTTCTTTAATTCTTGAAATGCTACTGTTAGTTTCTTTGCTAGATCACCAGAGGTATCAGCTTTTACATCCTTTACTGATTTATACACCTTAGGATTCTTATTGAATATTCCTTTCTTTGCAACAAAGAACTTACCATCAGATGGATCGATACCAGCAAATACTGCAGGAGCTCCATCCCATTTGACTGTGACTGCTTTAGTATCATTCGAATGACCAGCCAACATGTCTCTTAAATCTCTTAATGCAAAGATAGCTGATCGTGCTCCGTCTACTCCACCATCAATCACCATGTCCTCAATATGAGTCATGTGAGTATTCTTTGCTTCTGCTATGTGTTGTTTAAACTTCATTGAAATTCCGTTATTTTAGTTTCTGGAACAGTACCAGTACCTTCAATATTATAATTGAATGAACTTGCTCCACTCTTTTTAAATGCTATCTTATGGTATTTAGCTACATCATCAACAGTCTCTGCAAAGATCCACATGTTTACTACATAGTATTGTTTAAATGGCAGAACAGCAACTTTTAAAACACTAATCGGCTTACCATCTCTCTTTGGTGCAGCCTGTTTAATTGTACCAACTGTAATAACTTTATAATCTGCTTTATTAGGATTACCAAAGACCTTTACAACTGGAAGGTTTGTATCACCCATAGCCATACTTTGATTTAAATCATTAATAACATTAATGCCATTTTTCTTTACATCTTTAATAATATCGTTTACAAGCTGAAATGATATAACATTACCTACTAAGAAGTTTATTGTGGTCTCATTAATTTGTACATTGTTTTGTTTCTCTATACGTATCTCCACAACATCATTACCCTTTGTATCAATTTTCTTACGGTAGTTCTCAATTGTTTTTGCGTATGATGAATTTAATCTCTTATCTTTTACAATAGCATTAAGCATTGCACCTTGACTCATCTCTGTTAGATATTTACTACGCTTTGTAAGACGCTCAAGTTCTTTTTCAGTACTCTTTTCATATTTCTTTCCTAGCATAGATATCTTTTTAAATAATTGTTTACCGAAATTAAGAACATTTTTTGCTGCTTGTTGAAATCTTTTTACTGCGTCTTTACCATAATCTCTTATCTTATCTATAGTATCACCAAAGAATCCTTCTTGCAAATACTGTTCGGCAAGCTCAGGGAATTGGTCACGTACCCTTGCAAGATCCATATTATCTTCACCAGGCTGGTACTTACCTTTCATAAGCGTTGTGATCTTACCAAGCTTTGCTTGGCCATCAGCCTTCTTTAAAGATATTTGATACCATTCAACACCATCACATTGTATTAAACCGGTATCATCATCTGTTATAATTGGGTTTTTACTTTTTAATGCAGCATACAATTCATTGGGTGTACCGTTAATAAGAACACAGTCCGCTGTATTTGGTTTTACACTACCTGTAATGCCTTCTTTATTTTTTAAAGCAGCATAGTACTCTGTAATACCAGTCCAAATTACATATGGTTTAGTGAATCCAATTTCTTTTTGTCTGTAGTAATATGAACCATTCACTAACATGATTACATCTTTACCTAATGATTTATCTGCGTCAACATACGCAACAAACTTCTTCCAGTCTTTAATGTAATCTCTTATTTTAAAATCACCGCCAACAAACAATTGCTCTAATGATTTCTTAAAGTTACTCTCGTCTAAAGGTACTCCTATGAATAAGCCAACACACTGAAAAAATTCTAAGAAGTCAGTGGTAGTAGCAATACCAAAATCTTCTAAGTCAACAGCTTTTCCTTTACCAACAGATCCTTTACCAAACTTGTATGTAGTTGCTCTACCACTTATATCAACTGATCCTTGCAAGTCTGTGTGAACCTTTGCTACTTTGTTTTTACCAGTATCAAAGATTAAAGGAGTATCATGCTTATTTTTTAATTGTTTATATAGATCAGCTATATCAGCTAGTTGCTCATCAGAGTATCCTATATGTTTAATATCTGCTGGCTTTGTATAAGCAATAGTATATGCTTCTTGTATATACTCTTCTACCCAACCTGAATCATCTTCTTGTGGTGCTGGAGTTTTCTCTTCGTTTTTCTTCTTATTGTATATAGACCAAGCAAGAGCAAAAGCTTTTTCATCATCCATACCATCGGCTTTAAATCCCTTTACTAGGGCTTTCATGCCAGGAGGAGCTTTTTCTTCTAGTTGTTTTGTTTTAAATGAAAGCATTAATTATCTACCTTTGCGCCAGCTCTCCATTGGTAACATGACCAATATCCTGCTTTAGTTTTATCTTTTTTATCTGCACAATTATGACGAGCTCTAAAAGCTTTACGTCTTGCAGGATCATCTCTTTTAATTTCCATATTAGGATCACCGAAGTTAACCTTTACAACATTACCTTTACTGTTCTTTACATATACGTGGAACTTAGATGCGGAACCTTTAGGTGATCGTTGAGGGTTATTTAATGAAACGGTTTTACCTTGATACTCTGCTTCGCTTATTACCTCATCTTGGTATTGTTGCTCACATATGTGATCTATTGCTTCTACTTGTTTATATGTTTTCATCAGTTATTTTTTATCCATGCCTTGGCTGCTTTATTATTTGGCAGTTTCTTAGACCATTTCTTAATTACATTTTCTACTTTCTTAATTAAAACTGGTGTTCGCTCTCTTACTGAGTTATCTATCTCGAAAAACATTTTACCAAATGATCTCTTTAATGGTTTTAAACTTTTCTCTAATTCGTTGTATTTGTCGGTTACAAGTTCTGGTCCAATAGATCTTCCACCTGCTTCACCCCGCTGTCTGTCAGATTCAATAGAACCTTCTAAACCAAGCTTGACATATATCATAGATGTCTCATAACCAAGCGCTTCTAGTGTTTGCTTTTGTGTTAATACTTTAGAAGAATTTGCACCTGTACCATCAATAAGTAGACCTAATCTACCTACCATGGCGTGACCTTGTTTGGCTTTAGTATGCCTCTTTGCTACTGTTCGAACTACGTTACGTTCATATTCCTGTTTAGGATTAAGGATAACTGCACCCTTGTCATCAGTCAAACCTGCTTGTTTCATATAACGAGTAAACTCCATATCAGAGTTAATTTCTTTATATCCTAATTGGGCGGGTAGTGCCATAGATTCAGCGACAAAGGATTTACCTGCGCCTGGAGCACCTGCCATAAAAACTGCCTTGAATATTGAAGGATCGTGTCTTCCTTCCGATAGATAACCCTTAAGTGACTGCATTAAAACCCTTATAAAATATACATATAAAGGTATTTATAATAATTATAAATTCTTAATTATCTTATTTAAATTCTTAATTTTGCTGTACTTCTTAAGCTTTTTTAGCTTTGGTTCTATATTTTCTGTGATATTTTTTGTTGAAACATAACCATAATAATCAAGTATGAGTATCATAGCCATTACATCACCGAGTTCTTTTTCTAATTCAGCCACATTATCTTCATCATAAGGGCCAAATCTAATTAATTTTGAGTTAGCTTGTATTACTTCTGCACATTCTTCTGAGAGAATGGTCAGTGTTTCTTTTACGTTCATTACTTTTTACCGAGTACATAGTCTTGCTTTGCCATCGCATCATCTAATATACTTTTGAGAATATCGCCAGCCGCTTCATTAAACTCTTTTTCACCATGTGGATCATCACCTGGGTAATCCACAATTTCGTAATCAAAGTTTATCGACTGTGTTGTCTCATTCAATTTAATTTCCATGTAGCGATATATAACATCATGGAATTTTCCACCTTCTAATCGTATGTACCAATGGTCATCGTCTCTACCATGTTGGTCTACAAATGACCATCGATTAAATGGTATTTCTGTACCGTCTCTTCTTTTAGTCATTATCTCTTAATAAAATCAAGTTCGTACAAGTTACCTTCATACTCAAATCTAATAACTGAGTGTGAGTATTCATTCACGGTAGTAGACTTCTTTCGTGTCTCAGTCTTACATACCATCGCTGTTGTAGTGCTATTTTGGTTAGCCTCATTTGCACCAATAGCTGCACCGATTACTGCACCAGGAACTTTACCATTATCTTCATCAATTACATCACCAACAACTGCACCAAAGATTGCTCCCCAAAATGCATTGTTAATTAAGTCCTCTTGGTTAGTTACTCTTTGTTGCTCACATACTTCAACCGTATATGGTTCTAAATATACAACCTCGTGGTAATGATCTGTTACAACAGCACCTTTACCAGCAGCGAGTGCTGACATAGATGCAGCAAACAAGATACCCGCTGTTAAACCTATTAATTTATTTTTCATGTTTTCCTTCAACTTTATATGGGATCTTTTGTTTCTTATCTAAGTTAGCATATATACCAACCTTTGAATTCCTTTCCCAACATTCTATAATATCATCACGAATATATTCTAATGGCGTACCAGTAGGATATTCATGTGACCAATTGTGTGCCATCTTCATAGCATTTTCACGGATCGTTTGAATTCTACGTTTCTCGTAGTATTCCTTTCTTCTAAATTCTATTCGGTCCATGAACTTTTTCGAATAGCCTTGATTAAATAACGCTTTAAGCATTGTTACACCTCTTACTGTTTGGATGACGTTTACATCTGAATGTTCCATGACTCATATGTTTCTTCGAGATCTTATTTTTATTTGCATCTCTTCTAACCTTTACAAATGGTATCATCGTTTTACTCATTCTTTCTCCACGTCAATTAAATATTCGACCTCAGCTTCTTTAAATAAAGCTTTGGCATCCTTTATTGATTCGTCCCATTCTTTATTGTAATCTGCTGGTCTAGTTGCAATTACTCTTCTAATACCAACTTGAATAATACCTTTGGCACATTCATTACAAATGGGTAAACCATATACGTATAATGTCGCATTATTTAAAGATACTCCATTAAGACTAGCATTATATATAGCATTCATCTCGGCATGTACAACTAAATTGTACTTTCTTTCACGATTTTTTAATCTAGCCGATGTATCTTTAATACCTCTTGGAAAGCCATTATAACCTTGTGATAATACTTCACCATTGTTTCCAATCACTACAGCACCAACTTTAGTGCTCGGGTCCTTGGACCATGTAGATATTTCTTTTGCTAAATGGGTATATCTATTTCCCCATGACTTACCGTGTAATCTACTCAATTGTAAATCCCTCCCCTATTGTGTCATATCTAGGTGAAACTTTAACCGGCTCATCTCTTACATTCAGAGTTTGGGCCGTATCCTCTACATCATACAGTCTCATCTTAGCCCTGTCAATGCCAAGTACAAACTTTTTATTTGAACCTGTAGGATCATTATACCTATTCTTTAATTGTTTTACCATGATTTGATTCATAGCTTCAAGTTCTTCGGTAGATATAAGTGCAAACATTAAGTCTGCCGTAGCTGGTAAACCAAATGATTCACTTGTATCTTCTAGTCCTACATCAGACGATGCAAAACCTGACCGTGTAGTTTGTGTGGCTGTAACAATAGGTAAGTTATACTCTACTGCCAAACCACGCAATTCTTCTGCAATTGCTTTGACCATAATATATGAGTTGATCGATCCACCCATAGATTTCATTCTTGATGAGGCACATATATTTAGATAGTCTATACAAATAAGATCAGGAGTGAAGTCACGTTTGATCTGTAATTCTTTTAGCAATGCTCTAAAGTGTATAGAACTTGCAGCTCCTGTAGGATATTCTTTCACAATAAGTTTACCAACACCTTTGTCAGTAAGCTTATGCATCTTCTTATCGAACATATCCTTACTCAGATTCTCTAACTGGTCAATAGGCACATTCATAAGGTTAGCATCAATACGTTCAGCTATTCTTTCTTCTGCCATTTCCATGGTTATATATAACACATTTTTCATCTGTGTTAAAGCACCAGCGGCAACATGACACATAAACAATGACTTACCTACACCTGTACCAGCCAAAGCAACATTAAGAGATTTCTTGACGAGACCACCTTTAGTAATTGTATTAAACTTTTCTAAGTCAAATGGTAGGTGTTCTTCTTGTCTATGATAAAATTCAAAACGACCATCAGAGTCATCAACATAATCATGACCAACTCTCATATCAAAGTTAACACCTAATGCTTCACTCAATACAGATGGCAATGCATTCTTATCTAACGTATCATGCTTACCTTCTATTATATTTATAGAGTTCATAATAGCTAAGTATATTGCTCGGTCTTGACACCACTTCTCAGTTTTTTCTACTAACCATTCTTGAGTTCCTTCAGATTCTACCTTACTAATTTCAGGTATAAGTGCAAGTGATTCATCAGTGATCCTTGGATTATTTTTTAATTCAATCGATAGTGCATCAGCACTTGGTAGTTTATTAAACTTATTAACGAATGTAACAATCTCATTGAATACAGATCTGTATGGATCTTCAAAGTACACAGTTTTTAAATGAGGAATAACCGTTCTGGTATAATCCTCATTCAACATTAAGTTACGTAAGATTAATGTTT